CTGATGAAGCTGCAGTAGCAACACCTCCGGCGGACAAGTTCGCCGAAGCGCCCAAGTCCTGGAAGGCGGAGCGCAAGGCCGAATGGGCCGCGCTGCCGGCGACTGCGCGTGAAGAGATCCACCGGCGCGAGGAGGATTTCCACCGCGGCATCGAGCAGTACCGTGGCAAAGCCACAACCTTCGATGCGCTCGATGCAGTGATCCGCCCTCACGCCGATATGTTTCAGGTCGCAGGCCAGAATGCCATCGATAACATCGGTGGCTTGCTGAACTTGCAGCGCACTCTGTACTCGGGCAGCGATGCCGACAAAGTTCAGACCCTCTTGCAAATCGCCGCCAATGTAGGTATTCAGCCTCAAGCCATTGTCGAGGGTCTAAACAACCCTCGCAGTGCGCCGGCCCAGGACCCGCGCTACGACAGTCTCCAACGAGATCTGCAGCAGACGCGGCAAATGCTGAGCCAGGTGCAGTTGGCACCAGTGTTGTCTCAGGTGGAAGCGTTCTTTGCAGACACGAAGAACGAGTTCACCGGGGATCCGCTGGTCCAGCAGCACATGGAAAGATTGATTCAAAGCGGCGTTGCAAAATCGCTTGCCGATGCCTACGACAAGGCCTGCAAGCTGAGCGACTCTGTAGTGGCAACCCTCGAAGCGCGCAAGCGTGAAGCGGATGCCAAACAGAAGGCAGACCTAGCTGCCAAAGCCGCGAGAGCCTCTTCGATCAATGTTCGCACCCGTGGGGCGACCCCTGCCGGTTCAACAGCGAAGGGCACGATGGAAGACACCATCAGGGCACGTCTGGCCGAGTTGAAGGCTGAAGGACGCGCGTGATGGCGGCTATCACCGTGTTTGGAGCCTTGAACAATGGCAGTACCTGCCGCAACCTCTTTCACGACGTTCACCGAACTCGTCTCCACGACGTACCGTAATCACAAAGGCGAGTTCGTCGACAACGTCTCGAACCACAACGCGCTGTTCCGGCGCATCACCGAGAAAGGCGGCGTCGAGAAAGAAGACGGCGGCCTCTCGATCACTCGAAACATCGATTTCGAGGACAACCAGACCTACCAGCGCTACAGCGGGTACGACGAGCTCAACATCACCAACAGCGAGGTGCTGAGCTCGGTCGAATTCGCGTGGCGCCAGGTGGCCATCCACGTGACGGCCTCGGGCGAGGAGATCCGCAAGAACAGTGGTGAGAATCGAATCGTCAATCTTGTGACTTCGCGCTTGAAGAACGCGAAGCGCTCGATGGCAAACGGCATGTCGGCCGACTTCTACAGCGCCGGCTCCCTCACCAACCAAATCAACGGACTGCAGGCGCTGATCTCCGACGCCGGCACGGGCACCGTTGGCGGCATCGTCTCTGGCACCTTCACGTTCTGGAAGAACATCGTGCAGTCGGCGGCCTCGCCACTGCAGGGCGGCGGCGCGATCACTCCTAGCGCCACCACGATCGAGTCTCTGATGCTGCCCCTGTGGCTGCGCTTGACGCGCGGCGCAGATCATCCGGACTTGATCATTGCGTCGGAGGACTACTTCACCTTCTACGAGCAGAGCCAGACCTCGTTGAAGCGCTACGCGCCCAACGACGACGGCCAGGGCGGCATGGTGAAGCTGCGCTACAAGCAGGCCGAGGTGTGGCACGACACAGCAGCCTCCGGCATCCCGTCGGCGCACATGTACTTCATCAACACCGATTTCTTCAAGTTCGTCGCCCACCAGGACGCGTGGATGGAGATGATGGACGAGAAGACCTCGACCAATCAGGAGGCGATCGTGATGCCGATCATCACGATGGGCAACCTGATCGTGACCAACCGCAGCCTGCAAGGCCTCGTGAAGGCGTAAGGAGCACACCATGTTTGGCGTTGGCGTAAATCTCACTGGTGTTTCCGATACCGCGCTCTTCCCGATCGGCACCATCTTCCAGAACTTCGACGGGAAGATTTACCGGTACGTTCAGTACGACACCGGCGCTGGTGCCGTGGCGGCGGTGGCAGGGAACGTCTGCTACATCTATGCACCGGGCGGCACCTCGGCGGGCGCATCAGCGGTGGTCACCTCGGATCTTTCCGACTCTGCCGAGATCGGCGCGGGTGTGCTGGTGTCCGCACCGACCGATGGTCAGTACTGCTGGATCCAAGTCACTGGTGTGGCAACGCTCACCACGGCGCTCACCGCTGGCGCCGATGGCGATCCGCTCACCCCAACCGGTGCAACGGACGGCACCCTCGATGTCACGACTGCGGCCACTGATGCGATCTGCGCTTACGCAGTGGATGCGTCTGCAAAGATCGTGATGTGCCAATTCCCCTACTGACCTGATTGGGCAACCCGGCTGCCGGATCGCTACCGGCAGCCTCTTTTTGACGGAGAACTACATTGCACTTCCCCTCACAAGCCTTGCCGCCGGCGTTTCGATTCGAGCGGCGCGCCACCGAAGATCGCGAGGCCTCTCTTGCCGCCGGCGCGCTGGTGATGAAGGACGAAGATTGGGTAATCGTCCAGCAGCGCGGCAGCAAAGATGAATCGGAATTCCCAGCGGAGCAGTGGATCGCGCAGATGGAGCGGGCTGCGCGCGATCGGCCCAACGACATGCCCGGTAGCTGGGTGCGCGGCTTCAAGGAGGTCTACGCAGCCTTCAAGAAGGGCGAGGAGCTGCAGGTCGACGGCTTTCCGATCAAGAACTGGCCAGCGATCAGCCCAGCCGAAGCGAAAAACTGCACGCGATGCGGCCTGCACAGCGTGGAGGATATCGCGCACGCCAATGAAGACACGCTGCGCCAGCTCGGCATGGGCTCGCGCACGCTACAGCAGAAGGCGCGGGCGTTCCTCGAAGCTCGGGCGAGCAACGGCGCTGCTTCGGAGCTCGCGAATCTGCGCACCGAGAACGAGGGCCTGAAGCAGCAGCAGCAGGACATGCAGCAGCAGCTCGCGGAGCTGCGCGCGCAGATCAGTGCTCTGTCAGCTCCTGACCAGCCTGCGCCGAAGCGCGCCCGAGCCTGATGCCGCGCAGCTGCGTACAGATCGTCCAGGAGGCCTGCGGCAACCTCGGCCTGGCGCAGCCGAACACGGCTGTCTCCTCTACTGACTTTCAGATCATCCAGATGCTGTCGCTCCTCAATGAAGAAGGCAGCAAGCTGGCTCGTCGATTCGAGTGGCAGGCACTCACGTCGGAGGCCACGTTCACCACCGTTGCCACGGTATCGCAGGGAACACTCACTTCGATCATTGGTGCGAACGCGCGGTTCAGGAAGATCGTGGATGAGACGATTTGGAACCGCACCACCGGCACCATCGTCCTCGGGCCAATTCCTCCCGAGGAATGGCAGGGGCGGTTGGCAATCACCAGTGCGGGGCCGTATGCCGAGTACCGAATTCGCGGCGGCTCGCTCCTGTTCGATCCAGTGCCGACAGCCGGGGAAAGCTGCTACTTCGAGTACGTCAGCTACAACTGGGCCACGCTGGCAGATGGGTCGGGCCCGAAGTCGCGTTTCACGCTCGACGATGACCTGCCGCTGTTCGATGACGAGGTGCTGCTCGCAGGCTTGAAGTGGCGCTGGAAGGAATCGAAGGGCCTCGACTTCCAACAGGCCTTCGATGACTACGAGGACCTCGTGCTCTCGATGATGTCCGACGACAAGACGGCCAGGCGCATCAAGCTCGACAACATGCTCTCGAGCATGCGCGCGCCAGGCGTGCCCTACGGCTCCTGGAACCTCACGAACCTCGGCTGATGCAGCGCGCCGCCGCACGTCGCACGAACCCAGGCCGGCAGCGAACCGCCACCACTCGCAGCCAGCTCGCACCCGTGCGCGGCTGGAATGCGCGCGATGGCATCGCCAACATGGAGGCCGGCTACGCCGTCACGCTCGACAACTGGTTTCCGATGACCGCGGAAATCAAGATCCGCAAGGGATCGGCCGAGCACGTCACCGAGATCATGGATGGCGTGGACCCGCTCGACGTCGAGACACTCTTCACCTACAAGCCAAAGAGCGGATCTCAATCCCTATGGGGCTGGGCGGGCACTGAGCTATACAACGTCACAGCCGCAGGCGCGGTAGGCGCGGCCGCGGTTTCGAGCCTCACCAACGCTCGTTGGCAGACGGTCAACTTCAAGACTTCAGGCGGTGACTTTGGAATTGCGGTGAACGGTGTAGACAAGTTGCTGCTGTACAACGGAGCAGCTTGGGCAGCCATTGATGCTGTGAGCGTGCCATCGATCACCAATGTGCTCACCACGGCCCTGGTACACCTCTTCGTCTTCAAAGAGCGGATGTTCTATATCGAGGTGGACTCGCTTACCTTGTGGTATGCGGCTGCCGGGGCGTTCGCCGGCGCGCTCACCGCGTTTCAGGTGCGCTCGTACATCAAGGAAGGCGGCTCGCTTCTCGCCGGGGGTAGCTGGACGCGGGACACTGGCAACGGGCCGGATGACTTCCTAGTGCTAGTGACCACGGAAGGCGAAGTTGTAGTCTACAGCGGCGTTAACCCTGCCTCGGACTTCGCGATCGTCGGCGTATACAAAACTGGCAAGCCCATCGGCCGGCGCTGCCTGCTCAAGTTTGGCGGGGACCTGCTGATCATCACCACCGACGGCGTGATTCCGATGTCGCGCCTAGTCAGTCGAGAGCGCAAGGAACAGGGCGTGGCGATCACCGAGCTGATCCAGGGCGCCATGGCCGATGCCGTGGCTGCCTACCGCACAAACTTTGGCTGGGAGCTGTTCCTATATTCCGAGGCTTCGATGTTGCTGCTCAACGTGCCTGTAGACACTGAGCAGCAGCAGTACGTCATGAACAGCTTCACCAAGGCCTGGTGCAGGTTCCTGAGTTGGCCCGCGATCTGCTTCGCCGAGCTCAACGGGGAGCTGTACTTCGGGATGTCGGGTGAGGTCCGCAAGGCCTGGACCGGCGTGAAGGATCTGGACGAGCTCGTGCAGGCCGAGGCCGTGTTCAACTTCACCTATTTCGGCGATCGGGCAAACCTCAAGCAGACGACACTGCTGCGCCCGATCATGAAGTGGGACACAACCCCCGCGAGCATCAAGGTGGGTATCGATGCGGACTTCAACGTGAAGCCGCCGAGCAGCGAGATTGTGAGCGTCTCT